GACAAAGGCTCAAGCGCATCGGCAACGAGTGTCACCACTGCGGGAATCACGACCACAAGCGGCCATTGGCTGGCTGCAGTTGTCGCGGTTGGCAGCGGACCCAAGACTGTCTCGTCCCTGACCGATAGCAAAGGCAATACCTGGACTGCGGCGGCATCGAATCCGCAAACCCCTAACGGGCAGTTCAACGTCTATGTTTATTACGCGGAGAACATCACCGGCGGCGCTGCGCACACCGTAACTGCGAACTTCAGCGGTGCTGGTCTTTGCGCGATCAGTGTCATCGAGCTATCTGGACGGGCGCTTACCTCTTCTGTCATTGCTCAAGTTGCGATTCTTGAGACTGTTGGCACTCAAGCTCATGCGAGCGAGGTCACGGGAACGCTCTCGGAGGGGGGCTCGGACGTTGTGTGTTTTGTCGCTGACAACGCGCAATCACAGGCGGAATCTACCGAGACTTATGCAGCCACATCGACCGGGTGGGTACTGCCGGCCGCATCTAATGTGAACACGGGCGCGACGACCGCCACGAGCTTCATCATGTATCGCGAGAACGTCAACACCGTTTCTCAGCAAGCGACATGGACGAATGATTCAGGAAATCTAGTCGCCGCAAGCGTGGTGTTAGCGGTCAAGGCCGCTGCCGGTGGTGGGTCTTCACTTCTCAAGAAAATGCGACGGTACATGTAAATGCCTTCACTTCATGACATCGTCACCAAGGGGTCAACAAGCCGATCTGTTGTGCTCCATATCATGGACAGCACAGATGGAACGCCTGAGACTGGCGTTGTCTATAACACCTCGGGTATCGACCTTTGGTATCGCAGGGAAGGCGCAGCTCGTGTAGCGATCACTGAAGCAACGCTTGCCGCGCTGACGACTGCATGGGCCTCCGGTGGCTTCCTTCATGTATCGGATGGCGATTACCGTCTTGACCTTCCAGATGCGGCGTTCGCAACAGGCGCAAACTACGTGGACTTCGGCGGCACCGTCACTGGAATGATTGTGGTTGGCGGGCGGGTTCGCCTCGTCGACTTCAGCCTTGAGGTGAATTGGTCGACCAGCGCGGCTGCTGGCGCTTCGGGCGGCCTGCTGATCTCCGGATCGAACGCCGGCACGACCACACTTGGTGCCCTGACGATTACTGGTGCGACCACGCATACCGGCGCAACGGTTCATACCGGCGCTGTCACGATGGCTGCGGGGCTCGCGATCACGCAGAGCGCGTCGAATACCGCGGGATTGAGCGTTACCGGCAACGGCACCGGTCACGGCATCGTCGCCACCTCTGGCAGTGGCGCGACAGGTGATGGAATTCGAGCTGTGGCCGCTTCCACGAACGGCAATGCGGTAAGTGCTGCCGGCGTGGGCACGGGCGCTGGTGTACTCGCGACCGGTGGCGCAACGGGCCACGGCATCTCTGGTGTTGGCGGCTCAACGAGCGGCAACGGCATCAAGGCGACGGGCACCGCGGGCAACAGCGCGGCAATGAACCTGGTGGGCCAGGGATCGAATGCGGGTCTGCTGTCTACTGGTGGAGCGACAGGGCATGGAATGTCCTTGGCGGGCGGCTCTACCTCGGGAAACGCGATTCACGTATCAGACGTCAGCCCATCTGGTGCTGAGCCTGAGTTTGGCATAGTTGCTCAAGGTCAACTGCAGTCGGCTACGACCACGGGAGCGGTGCTTGCATCCGCCGAGGCATTCGGAAATGACACGCTGATCGGCTGTACTGCCTGGATCTACGGTCCGACGCAGGGCTATTGGCAGGAAACGCTGATTACAGCTAGCGCTCTGTCCGGAGACACGATCACGTATGAGACGCTGGCTGTTGCCCCAACAGGCACACCGCTGAAGTACAAGATCTTCGGCACCGCGGCGGGCGCTGGCGGATCTGGCCTTGATGCGGCCGGCGTGCGCACCGCCATTGGACTCTCGACTGCAAACCTTGATACGCAGCTCAGTGGCCTAGATGGCAAGCTGGATACGATCGACAATTTCGTCGATACGGAAGTCGCGGCGATCAAGACAAAGACTGACTTCCTGCCATCGGCAACGGCCGGCTCGGCCGGTGGTTTGTTCATTGCTGGATCAAATGCAGCGACGAGCATCACGACTGCGCTGACAGCCAACGTCATTGGCAACTTGACAGGGAACGTGTCCGGTTCGGTTGGCTCTGCAACAGTTGTGAATGGCTTGGCGGCAAATGTCATTACGGCTGCTGCAACGGCTACGGACTTCACAACCGAGATTCAGACTGGGCTTGCTACCGCCGCCAGTCTGGCAACGGTAGCTGGTTACATCGACACTGAGGTGGCTGCGATCCTTGCGGCTGTGGATACAGAGGTAGGCGCAATTAAGGCCAAGACCGACAACCTGCCGGCATCGCCAGCAGCCACGGGCGATATCCCCGCGGCGAGCGCAATCGCTGACGCGGTATGGGATGAAGTCCAGTCAGGCCACGCGACCAATGGAACGTTTGGCAAGTACCTCGATTCGGCGATATCCGGTGTCAGTACTGGTGGCGTATCGGCCGGCGAGATTGCAGAAGCTGTATGGGATGAGCCTTTGTCGGGCCATCAGGATGCTGGCTCGGCTGGCGCTGCGCTGTCTGATGCCTCTGAGGGCGGTGGCGGTGGTGGCGGGGATGCGACCGAGGCCAAGCAAGACATCCTCATTGCTGCCTTGGCGGTCGTGGACGGCAATGTCATTTCGATCCTGCAGGACACCGCGGAGATTGGCACTGCTGGTGCCGGTCTGACTGCCATTGCTACTCAGGAATCGGTCACAGCCATCAAGGCGAAGACAGATCAGTTCACCTTCACGACTACGAACAAGGTTGACTCTCGCGTCGACAACGTAGCCGGAACACCTCTGACCCCTGGAGGCACGGGCAATCAAGGGATTGGTGGTGCCTAATGTCCCTATGGGCAGATGGCTTCTGGGCGCAAGGATTCTGGGCCTCCGGATTCTGGGCAGAGGGGATCTCATACACGCCGGATATCCGTCTACAGTTCAATGCTCTGCGCGGGCAAGGTAACTTCGACGGATACACCTTTGCGCCAGTCACAAAGGACCCAGCCGAAACGCTGAAGGTACGGCTGAATCTGTTCGTTCAATGCGCCAATTTCTGGAATAGGAACGAACAGGTAGAAGAAGCAGAGCATGTGCGGCCTAGTCGCGCAAACGGGTTTGCTTACGAGGCGGACAATGCAGGTTGTACCGCGAACCGCGAACCGATCTGGCCTACGGCTACAAATTCCACGGTCGTTGATGGATCAGTCACCTGGAGGCGTCGCAGTGCTGGCTCCAATGGGATCAATGCCATTGCGAATCCGGCTGGCGTCTCAGATCCATCTGGGGTGACTATCGCCGCAGTGTCTGTCGAGGAGTACACAAACATACTCGCGACGTATTCAGGCGGGGGTCTGGATCAGGACTACGATGCAACGTTCACCTTCACATTGAATGGCGTAACAAGGGTTGCTCGACAGAGAGTCAGCATCAGGAAGAAATGAGGACTGATGAAGTTCTCAGTGAAGTTCGACCTTAAGCAGGTCCAACGATACGCGACCGATATCCAGAAGAAGTACATCCCGGCAGCCGCGGGGATAGCGCTTGGTAGGGTAGCCAATACAGTAAGGGCTACATCCTCGACAAAGATCAGGGAGCGATTGGCGATTGCAGCAGCGGTGGCAAAGAAGGCCATTCGTGTGCAGCGCATAGGGAAGAAGTTCGAGATCTGGATCGTGGCCAGCGGTAAGCCCATCGCACTGAAGGACTACCAAGCTAGGCAGACCCGTAAGGGCGCCACCTACAGGGTTAGCAAGAACAAAGGCCGCAAGGTCTACAGCAGACAGGGACGCGTTGGATTCATCATCCCAAGTAAGGGCGGGCATGTGTTCGTTCGTACTGAGGACGATCCACCTGGACCGATGAAGGGTCACATCCAGAAGGTGTATGGCCCATCAGTCCCCCAGTACTTCGTGACCAAGATAGTGAATCAGGCCATGCGCAACACAGCAATGCAGCGATGGCCCATAGAGTTCGCTGCTGCCTTCAGGGGCGTGATCCTCAGGCGCACAGGGAGCGACATAGGGTCATCCCTGGCAGGGCTCGGCTCATGACCTCGCGCGAACCTGTCGCATGCACGCGGGGCCCCGATTTGCGCACCAAAGTAGTGCGGGTCCTTCCTGGGTCGTCTAGCGCGGGGGCCATTGGCGCGCATATACCGCTTAGCTGGCAGGTTCCCATAGGGTCGGTTCGTTGAGCGTCACCCGCACTCTTGACGAGATGGCCGGGCTGTTCAGCGTCACTGAGAAGGCGGTCCGAGGCTGGATCGCTGCTGGAATGCCGGTGGTAAAGGCCGGAACACAGGGCGGTGCTCGGGAAAAGACCGAGATGGACCTTGAGGAATGCGTGCGTTGGTACTTCGAGACCAACCACGAACGCCTGGAGCTTGACCGTCAACGTACTCGCCTCGCCTCTGAGCAGGCGCAGAAGATCGCCATTGAGAACGCGCTTAGCATCAGCGGCGTCGGCGAGCTGAAAGTCTGGAAGGAAGAACTTGAGAAGCTGCTTGGCGAGATCAGATCGGCGTTGCTCGCAATGCCATCCAAGCAGGCGCCGCAGCTAGACGGGGATGTTAACCAGCGCAAAGACCGCCTTGAACGAGCGGTCCACGAAATCCTACGTCAGCTCGCTGCGTATCAGCCTATCGCAACAGCGACGACGCGTACGGCAGATGATAGCGCTGGCGGCGACGGTGCTGAGCCCGCCGCCCCTGCTAACCGTAAGCGAGTGGGCCGACGCGTACCGAAGGCTGTCAAGGGAAAGCAGCGCAGAGCCCGGAGAGTGGAGGACTGACAGGGCACCGTATCAGCGCGGCATTATGGATGCCGTCACTGATCCGAATGTTAGAGAGATCTGGGTCCAGAAGTCAGCGCAAATAGGCTGGACCGAGATCATCAATAACATCATCGGGTACTTCATCCATCAGGACCCGAGCCCGATCATGATCGTGCAGCCCACGCAGGATGCTGCCGAGGATTGGTCGAGAGATCGATTGGCCCCAATGATCCGGGACACCCCGGTCCTGCGGGAGCGGATTTCGGATCATCGCTCGCGCGACTCGACGAACACGCTACGGCATAAGACCTTCCCCGGCGGACTGTTATCGCTGGCGATATCCAACTCGCCATCGAGTCTGGCATCGAAGCCAATTCGCGTGATTCTGTTCGACGAGGTGGATAAGTACCCGCCATCCGCGCGGCACGCAGGCGATCCGGTTGCGCTCGGCATGAAGCGCACCACGAACTTCTGGAACCGGAAGATTCTTGGCGGATCAACGCCGACGATCAAAGAGGTTTCTAAGATCGTGGCAAGGTTCGAAGGTTCGGATCAGCGGTATTACTTCGTACCTTGCCCGCACTGCCACGAGCCACAGCGCCTGGTCTGGGCTCAGGTCAAGTGGGATAGCGGCAAGCCTGAGACATCGGCCTATTGCTGCGAGCACTGCGGCACGCTGTGGAACGATGGCGAACGGATCGCGGCACTTGCTCACGGGGAGTGGCGTGCGAGCAAGCCGTTCAATGGTATTGCCGGCTTCCACCTCAGCGAGATCTATTCGCCGTTCGTGAAGCTCAGTGAGATGGTCGCGAACTTCCTGCAGGCCAAGTCTCTGCCAGAGACTCTGCAGCAGTGGGTAAATGAATCGCTCGGCGAAGCGTACGAGCAGGCCGGTTCTACCGTAGAGCCCGGATCGCTGCTTGAAAGGATTGAGCAGTACGGCCCGGAGAACGTTCCGGGCGGTGTCTTGCTGCTGACGGCCGGCGTTGACGTCCAAGACGATCGCATCGAGGTCCAGCTGAACGGCTGGGGCGCCGACGAAGAGAACTGGGTCATTGACCAACGGGTGTTCCGCGGTGATCCGGGCAAGCCCGCGCTGTGGCTTGAGGTTGACGAGTACCTGCTGCAGCAGTTCCCGACCGAGGATGGCCGGCACCTGTTCGTTGAGGCAGTAGCCGTTGACTCTGGTGGCCACAATACGCAGGCCGTCTACCAGTTCGTCGTGTCCCGCAAGCGTCGCCGGGTATGGGCGATCAAGGGTATGGCTGGCGCCGGCCGACTGGCATGGCCGAAGCAGGCATCACGCACCGCCAAGTCGCGCGCGAAGGTCTACCTGATCGGCGTCGATACGATCAAGGGCGTGCTCTACGGCCGGTTGACCAAAGTGCCGGAGCCTGGTCCTGGCTACATCCATCTCCCGCATAGCTGGGATGAAAAGATGTGCGCGCAGCTCACCAGCGAGAAGGCCGTCACGAAGTACGTTCGTGGTCGCGCGACGCTTGTCTGGGAGCCGCGCTCTAAGGGCATCGCGCAGGAAGCACAGGACTGCTGGAACTACGCCTACGCAGCGATGATCGGGCGGGGTGGAGCGCAGTTGCTGTCTAGGATGGCAAAGCAACCACGTGCAGCGAGGGCCGTAAAAGCGGTTGAGTCGGTTGATTCAGCTGACTCGGACGCATCAGAGCAGCCATCCGCAGTACCGGTGACACCAAAGCCGAAACAGAAGTTTGCTCGAAAATCCAGCGCATTCAAACGAGGATGGTTTAGCCGATGACTCTCGATCAAGCTCAGGAGATCTACAACGCGCTTATACAAGCGCAGATTGATGATCCACTGGGGACCATTGGCGCAACCAGCATCCGCGACAGAACGATCAGCTATCGTGGCGCCGATGATCTGATCAAGTTGATCAACTACTACGCGCGCCTTGTGGCTCAGTTGCAGCGCGTGGCCGCCGGCCAGTCGCGCGTCAGTTACATGCTGCCGAACTTCAGCGGGCGTTGCCGGTGAACTGGTTCGAGCGTCATGTGGTGGCGCACATCGCGCCGCAGGCTGCATTCAAACGCATGGCTGCCATGCGCGCAGTCAAGGCGTTCTATGAGGCTGCGGAACCTTCTCGGTATCGCAAGACGCGCAGAGATCTTCGCTCCGCGAATGCTCAGAACGAGCGCGCCGCGCAGCCGATTCGCTCGACGGCTCGACACCTTGACGAGAACTTCGACATAGCATCCGGCATCCTGGATGTTCTGGTGGCAAATACTGTTGGCACTGGTATCCAGCCGGAGCCGCAGATCATGCTCAATAGCGGAGATCCGGCAGACGAACTGAACCGGAAGCTGCTTAAGCTATTCGATGATTGGCGCTTCCGCCCGGAAGTGACGTGGCAGCATGAGTATTACGCATCACAGCGGCTCGTTGCTCGTTCATGGTTTCGAGATGGCGAGTGTTTCGGGAATCGCCTCACCGGAACGATCCCCGGCCTTGATCACGGCACCATCGTTCCTTATTCGCTTGAGCTGCTTGAGTCAGACTTCGTGCCCCTCGATCTGACCGATAGATCCCGCGGAATCATTCAGGGAGTCGAGACGAATGCATGGGGTAGGCCACGCGCCTACTGGTGCTACAAGAGCCATCCAGGCGACACGTCCGTAACGTCCGTCGATACGAAGCGCGTCTCCGCTGAGACGATGATGCACATTGCTTTCCGCAAGCGATTGCACCAACTGCGCGGTGTCTCCGTGTTCGCGCCGGTCCTGAACAGAATTGACGACATCAAGGAGATCGATGAGTCAGAGCGCATAGCGGCTAAGGTTGCTGCTGCTATGGCGGGCTACATCAAGAAGGGATCGCCGGATACGTACGAGGCGCCTACTGAAGAGGGCCAGCCCCGTGAGATGACCTTCGATGCGGGCATCATTTTCGATGACCTGCAGCCCGGCGAAGACATCGGAACGATTGATTCCTCGCGGCCGAACAATGCGCTGATCCCGTTCAGGGATTCGCAGTTGCGTTCCACAGCAGCCGGCGTCGGCGCTTCGTTCTCATCGATATCGAAGAACTACAACGGCACGTATTCGGCTCAGCGTCAGGAACTGGTGGAGCACTACATGCTGTACCAGATGCTGGCGGCCCCCATTGTCTACAACTTCTGCCAGCCGGTCTGGGATGGCTTCGTGGACGCGGCTGTAATGTCTGGCGCCATCGAGATACCAGCCGGCGTTGACCGAGCCACGCTCTACGATGCCACGCATACCGGTCCGGCAATGCCTTGGGTCGATCCGAAGAAGGAACTGGAAGCCCAGATCATGGCGTACAAGTGGCGGTTTAAGTCGCGCGCTCGAATCATTCGCGAGCGCGGCGATAACCCAGATCAGGTAAATCGGGAAATTCTTCGCGACGAGCAAGAGCTAGATAGGCTTGGGATAGAGATCATCGGCGATGGCCCGGTGACACCAGAGCCATCGCCGGACGAAGAGGCAGATCCAGTCAAGCAGGCCGTTGCAAAGGTCCGTGACCTGCGCAGGCGCGGCGCCCTTTGATTCCAAACTTCTGGAGTTACCAACAGTGATTAAGGTTGAAGCCCGCGGCAAAGATACCGCGGATGTGCTCATTCATGAGCAGATTGGTGGCGACTGGCTTGGCGATGGGCTTACCAGCAAGCGCTTTGCAGAAGACATGGCGAAGCTCGAAGGAGTTCGCGTCATAAATCTGCGCATCAACTCCCCCGGCGGATCTGTCACGGATGGCCTGGGAATCTACAACACCCTGGCACAGCATCCGGCTCGCATCAACGTCATTGTCGAAGGGCTTGCCGCAAGCATGGCGTCTGTTCTGGCCATGGTTGGCGACAGCATCACGATGGGCGAAGGCGCTTTGATGATGATTCACAGCCCGCGGATGCTCGCTATGGGCACTGCCGAAGACCTGCGCAAGTCTGTGGATCTGCTGGACAAGTTCGAAGGCTCGCTTCTGGACATCTACGTCAAGCGCACTGGGCTTGCTCGGGCAGACATCAAGGCCATGCTCGCTGAAGAAACTTGGTTCAACGGCGCCGAGGCCGTCGAACAGGGATTCGCCGATGAGGCTGCATCCTCCGACGAGGGCACCGCCGCATTGGCGCGTACTGAAAATCGAGAGCGCTTTACCGCGTTCGCAACTGCATTCCGCCAGCATGTGGCGGATCTCAATCCGCTGCGTATCGCGGCGGTTCTTAAGTCGGATCTCCCCGACGCTATCGAGGTAACTCAAGTGACTGATAAAGCAACTGCGTCGGTGCAGGCCGCCGACATCGAAAATGCGGCGCGCACCGCTGCTGCTGCGGCTATCGCCGCCGAGAGCGATCGGCGTCGTAAAATCAAAGATAGTTTCGGTAGTTTTGCCGAAGCTCATCGTGAACTGCTGGATGCGTCTATGGATGACGTGACCTGCACGGTTGACGCGGCACGGGCCAAGCTGCTGGAAGCGGTTGGCAAGGATGCGAAGCCCATCGGTGGCCAGATCCTGATTACGCGTGACGCGCGCGACAACTTCCTGACCGGCGCCGAGAAAGGCATTCTCGCCAAGCTGGGGCTGGAGAAGCGCGAAGCTGGCAATGAGTTTTCCGGTATGTCTCTGCCGGACATTGCGGCTCACACGCTCGCACAGGTCGGCATTTCGGTGCGTGGACTGTCGCGCGACAAGATCGCAAGCCGGGTATTTGCTACCCATAGCACGAGCGATTTCCCGCAGCTCATGTCAAACGTCGCCGGCAAGGTACTGCGCAAGTCGTACGAGAACTATCCGGACACGTGGCGCAAGTGGGCGCTGGCTGGCTCGGTCTCGGATTTCAAGATCCACCCGCGCATCCAGACGGGTTCGCTCAACAACCTGGCGACGATTCCTGAGGGTGGTGAGTACACCTTCGGCACGCTGGCTGAGCAGTACGAAAATGCACAGGCAGCGACCAAGGGAAAGGCCATCGCTCTGACTCGTCAGATGATCGTGAACGACGATCTTGGCGCATTCAACCGACGCGCTCAGCTCATGGGTCGTGCTGCGGCCCGTACCGTGAACGTGGACGCTTACACGTACCTGTCGTCTGGCTCCAGCAACCTTGGCCCGACCAGTGCGGACACAGGCCAGTATTTCAATGCCACAGCCAGCACCACGGCCGCCGGGCATGCGAACTACACCGGCACCGGTACTGCGATCTCGACGACCTCGATCGCCCTGGCTCGCAAGACCATGCGTGTCCAGAAGGACGCTGGCAATCTCGAAACGCTGAACATCCTGCCGAAAATCCTGCTGACCTGCAGCGGCAAGGAAGACATCGCGTGGGCCGTGCTGAACTCGACGACGGATGTTTCGCAGTCGAACCCGGCGAAGAAGAACTTCGCGGCGGACGTTGCGCGTCTGGAACTGGTTACCGATCCGTTCCTGGATGGTGTAACGACAGCCGGCACCACACGCTGGTATCTGATGGCAGACCCGGCCGATATCGCCGCATTCGAGGTGGTGTTCCTGGATGGCAATGAAACCCCGTTCGTTGACGAACAGGTCGAGTTCATGAATGACGCCATGATGTTCAAGGTCCGCCTTGACTACGGCGTTGCCATCGGCGACTGGCGCGCGGCATACCTGAACGCAGGCGCCTGATTCAACTTCCCTTACGCGACGAAAGGCCACCTCCGGGTGGCCTTCGTCGTTATGGGATCTTTCTTTTTCGGAGGAACTGTCAATGAGTCGGAAATATGTACAGGAAGGCTGCGTAGTCAACTACACCTGCACCGGTGCGGTTGCTGCTGGCGACCTGATTGTCATGTCGCACATTGTGGGCGTGGCTATCACCAGTGGGGCGAGCGGTGATGTTATCGCTGTCGCGATCGAGGGCGTGTTCACTGTGCCGAAACTTTCGGCTGCGGTGTTCGTTGTCGGAGAGAAGCTGGTATTGGACGTGTCGGCCACGCCAGATTGTTTCGATGACTCAGCAATGACGCCAGCAACAGGTGACATCACCGGCGCTGTGATTGCGATGGTTGCGGGCGCCAACGGCGAGACGACCTGTGTCGTCAAGCTGACGCCCGGAAACGCGACTATCACCTGATCGAGCGGGGCGGATCATTCCGCCCCTTCCTTTCATGCAGCTTCAATCAGATGCCACGCTCCTGCGTATGCTCAAGGCGTTGGGAGCGGTCAGGGTCTACATCTGCGGCGAGCCCGTCTGGGCAATCTTCGACAACGCGTTCATCGATCTGCTTTCAGAACCTGGCATTGAGTCGCGAGCGCCTGGCCTGACCTGCCGTACGTCTGATGCCGAGCGCGTAGGCGCCACAAAGGACTCCGATGTGTCGGTTGGCACGGAGCTGTACCGCGTGAAGCGCTCAGATCCTGATGGCACCGGAATGACTAACGTGGTGCTGAAGCGATGAGCCATAGAGCCGAACAGGTGATTGATGCCGTGGTTGCCTTGCTGCAAGCGTCAACCACGCTGGGAGTTCCCTCCCAAAGCGTCTATCCGCTGCGTACGTTCTCACTCGCCGAGGATCAGGGAGAGATTCCGGCCGTGTGCGTCAACTTCGGCGACGACAATCCTGCGGATGATTACCAGACCCTTGATGATGTAGCGAGCGCATTGGAAGTATTCACTACTTCCTATCTGCTTGCTGACGAAGAGCCAGAGCTTAAACGCTCTCTGCTGGATGTTCGCAAGGAAATCCATAAGGCCATTGTCGCGGATTCCACCCTTGGCCTCTCGTTCGTTCTCTCCATCGCCTACGGCGGCGCGGCCGCACCAGAAAGGGACGCGACGGGCGAACGCCTTGCAGGTTCGCAAGTGTCGCGATGGATCGTTACTTATTCGATGAACCCCAACGACCCTAGTTGATTCGACTCTCACCCTTCGCTTCCCAGCCCGCCTAGTGCGGGTTTTTTCATTTCAGGAGACCACACATGGCGATTAAAACGCAGGGCACGCAGTTCAAGGTGTCAACTGCGGACGGCACTCCCAAGACGATCACGGCTATTACGGCCGCATCCCCGCCTGTGGTGTCTTCGACGTCCCACGGCTTGGCGGACGGAACTGTCATCGTCATTGACGGTGTTGTCGGCATGACGGAGCTGAACGGCCGCGCGTTCGTTGTGGCGAGCACCGCGACCAGCACGTTCGAACTTGCCGGGATCGATGGCACGGATTACACCGCCTACGCCTCTGGCGGTACTGCCACGGCGAAGACCATGACCGCGATTGCTTCGGTGATCGATGGCGATCAGTTCGACGGCACTGCGCCGGACATCGATACGACGCACCTGCGGTCTACGGCAAACGAAAAGCTTCAAGGCCTGCAGGATTTCGGCGGCGGCTCGCTGTCGATCTTCCACGTGACCGATGCCGGGCAGGCGAAGCTGCGGTCCATGAAGTCGCGGCAGATCTCCGGCACGTTCTCAATCACGAGAACTGACGGGGCGATATCGGCCTTCGTCGCGTACGTCAAGCAGTACACCGCCGGAATCCAGGGCAACAACGCGCACCGCGGCACCGTCGCACTCTCGTACGCCAATGAGCCGTCGTGGTTCGCGTGATGCTTACACGTGAGGCCATTCTCGCGGCCGGAGACAGGAAGCGAGAGTCAATTGACATCCCCGAATGGGGCGGGTCTGTGTTCGTTGGAACCATGTCAGGCACCGAGCGTGATTCGTGGGAGCAAGCGATTCTCGGCGCGGATGCCGCCAATGTACGTGCATTGCTGGCTGTTCGCGTCTGCGTGGACGAGGCTGGCAACCGAGTCTTCCAGGATGAAGACGCGGAGGCGCTTGGCGAGAAGTCCGCTGCCGCATTGGAGCGCATCGCCAAGGTGGCTCAACGCTTGAACCTCCTGCGTAAATCTGACCTGGAGGATGCAAAGGGAAACTCCGAGCCCGACCGGAACGGCAGTTCTACTTCTGCTTAGCCGAGCGGTTGGGCAAAACCGTTGAAGAATTGCTCCGTGTGATCTCAGCCGCAGAACTGGCTGAGTGGCGCGCAAATGACGAGCTGCAGATGGAACTGCAAAACGAGCGACAGGCAGAAGACAAAATCACCAAGATGTTCACGAAGCCAACCAGATGAGCGCACAGCAAGGCGAGGCCAAACTACGGCTAACCGCCGATGACGATACTGCTGCTGGTTTTCGCTCTGCGCTAAGTCGGGCTGATAAGTTCGGCAAGACCATCACGTCTACGCTAGGAGCGTTCACCGGATTCCTTGGCATTGCAGCGGGTATCAGTGCAATCGTTCGTTCTACGGCAGAAGCGGAGTCGTCGTTCGCCAATCTGCAGAACGCGGTCAAGAACAACGGCGGAGCTGCCGGCACAAGCGCGGATGAGCTTGCAAAGCTGGCGAGCGAGCTGCAGCGGACCACCACGTACAGCGACGAAGCCATTCAGGGAATGCAGGGACTGCTACTGCGATTCCGGGAGATAGGCGGACCGGAATTCAAGCGCGCAGAGAGCGTGGTTCT